GATATTAAAGCTCTGTGGTTGGTACGGAAACTCTGGATTACTGCCTGTCACCTTGTCCTGTACGATCGTCTTTCTTCTGTGCCGTCTGATGTCTTCCTCTGTTTCTTTTACCAGAGCTTTTGCATCCATGTACTCATAGATTATATTCTTATCCACCTCAATCACCTCCCGGAATTGGCTTTTTGATGTTGTACTTGCTTGCTATGTATCCTATGGTGTCCGTATTTGTTCTGTCAGCCCTTTTAAAATCACAGGCAAAGGCTTTATGCCCCTTTTGCTTTAAAGCTGTCTCACAGGGCTTTCTCGTTGCCATAGTGTATGCTTCTATTTTCTTCATTCCGTTACCTCAATTTCCTCTCCGGTCAGCTCTTCCAACTTCTTCCGCATTTCTTCCACGGTCATTTTCTTTGGTTCTTTGCGTTCCCAGATGAGTTCGAGGTTATCATCATCCATAATATGTTTGAAGTTTCTTTCATTTTTAATCTTATACACTCTGATGATGCTAAGTTGGCTTTTTGCATATCCTTGTGTTAAGTCATTCTCGTAGGCTTCGAGTCTATGCCCCCCCTCTTCTCCAATTAGCATATTTCCAACCACCATTCTCTTTCCATAGTCCTTGCATCTGTATTCCACCACCATTCCGTCTTTTAGATCTGACTTTGTAAATTCTTTCTGCATGTAATCACTCCATTCCAGTATTTTATAATTGTAATTTTCTGCAATATCTAAAGATGACCATTCTCCATCACCGTAATAACACGTTCCTTCGTTGTGCATATCGTAATTTGTATTTTTCAAATAGCTTTCTCCGTTACGCCACTTCATCCCTTGTCCGTGCATCTGCCTGCAGAAATCTTTTGCTTCTTCTTCGGTCTTGCAATTCACCGCAATCTTATTGTCTTTATTTTTAAATTCATCCCAGTTAAATTTTCTCATATTTCCTACCTCACTATCTTCCGCACAATCCAATCTAAAAAAAAATCACAAATAGCAGTATCGGGAAGCATGCCGCTGCTAAATAATCCTCACACTCCAACTCCACATCTTCTTCCAATCCTGTCTTTAAAGTAATCACGGTTCCTAGCCCCAGGATGTAGTACAGGGCTAAGAATGCGATTATGATTATAATGTCCATCGTTATTCCTTTCTCATAGGTTCCGGTAGTGGCTGCCATGCTACAACCTTTTCATACCCCAATTCATCATTTGTTTCAAACACCGTATCAACGAATCCTAAACTTGTCGAATCGTAAATATCATGCCAAAATCCAAATCCATATTCACTATCATACTGGCAGAACATCGGCAAATCCTCTTCGTGATTTTCGACAATACACATATAGAATCTCATATCATCATCTTCTGGCAATCTATCTTCTACTGAAATCCAGTCTTTATCTTTCTTCCCGTCTTCATATCCGATCTGATACAACTTTTTTCTGCTGCATTCTCCGCACTTCGGAACCTCATCTATGTGGGAACGGATGATTTCTTTTACCCACCCAACACTTACATAATCGTCACACATTCCGAAAGATTCAAACTCTATTGTATGCTCCTCTATCTCTTCCAAAATCTTCTCTAATACGTTCATTCCACATTCTCCTTATCTGCATACTTCTCTATAGCATCCACTGCACAGGTCGCCCCATAAATATAGCTTTCCAGCTCTTCTGCTGTTTTGCTCGCTCCGTGTCTTTTCCTTTCTTCTTTCAGCGTTTCGTAGGCATCATTTTTCATGGACTCGATTTCTTCCACGATTTTCTCTAATGCGTTCATCGCTCCACCTCCAACATCTCTTGATTGTCAAAAATATTGCCAATGACTTCATTTGTGTTCGCTTCGAAAAATAAAGATCTATCTCCATTTATGCAGTATGTTCCATTTAAAAATTCAACGCGATTCAGTTTGTGTCCTAAAAGGTCATTCTCCCAAATCTTCTTACCATTCTTGTCGGTAAGTCCTGTGTATTGGCAGAGGGTGTCGGGGTCAATCAAGTCATTAAATATATTAGTTCCGTTACAAATCAGATGTTTTATCGGTTTACCATCTTCTGTTAGCGGATTGGTAATATATACATAATACCCTTCCACCCATTCTCCGTTATCTATTCTCTTCGCTTTAAAAAGGATTTCTCTATTCATCTTTTACCTCCACTTCATTGTCGTATTTCATACACTTTCCATCCTTGTACGCTACACATTTCTCTTTAATACACGGATGCAACACTGGTCTGATAAAATCGCCGTTGCCAATAAACATTGCTTTTACCTCTTCTTTTCCCGTTAAATCAGGGCAAAATAAAATCATCACTCCACCTCCAACAGTTCAAAATATTTTTCCAAATGCTCTTCTGAAATTTGGAATAATAATTTACTTTTCCATCACTTCCTCAAACAGTTTCCTCGGGAGTATCTTGCCACAATCGATACACTGTTTCCTGCGTCCTGCATAATCTGTAACATCTTCTGTTCCTCCGATCGGTTCGCCGTCAAAATCAAACAATAAAGCGCTATGTACTCTTTCCAGCATATAATATCCTCTGTCGGAATCGCAAAATGGGCATTTCTTCAATTCTTCCATGTTACTCACTCCAATCTCTGTCCACACTCATCGCAGAATCTCATATAGCTTCTAAGCATTCCTCCGTATCGTCATCTCGATTCCAATCTCATCTTTTATCATCCTCGTATATTCATTCCATGTTGCCATATCGTCCACCAGACACTCTGCTTTCAGGTTCATTCGGTCAATAAATCTCTTGCACCGTTTCCCAGCAAAACCGAATTCATCATGCAGCGTTGCGACTGCAATCACCATCATTGTGTCCAGCGTCATGTTTTTAATCTTCTCGCAGGCAATGTTTAGTTCTTTTCTGGTTAATGCTGTATTTATTCCTGTGATATTCCGGAACTGGATTTCTTTCTCCAGTCCCTCGATACCGTCTTTCTTTACAATCTCTCTTGCCAGAATCAAACCTTGTGATCTACCTGCTGCATAATCATCAACTTTCCCCATCACCTATTCCTCCGTAATAAAGTCTTCTATGCTCATTTGTTCATCTCTTTCATAAGCCAGCATTTCTTCTGTCGCTCGCTTGTAGAAATTTCTGTCAATCTCGAACCCATAAGCGCTCCTTCCAAGTTCTACAGCTGCTCTGAGCGTAGAGCCACTGCCGGCGCACGGATCAATTACCACATCACCTGGATCCGTGAAGATCTCGATCAGCTGTTTCAATACTTTCACTGGTTTTTGTGCCGGGTGAATTTTCGGGATTTCTTTCCCATCCTTCTCCCACGCAAACCAATTAAATATCATTTTCCCTGTCCCCGGTATGTTCTTCCCGTTTTCGTCTGTTTTGACTCCGTTCCTGAATTTTGGAAGTCGATCACGATACAACACCAACGCATATTCCGTAGCCCCGACAATACGCATATTCGCTTTTAATACCTGTGGGCTATAGTTTTTGCAAAATACAAGTGGTATGTAATGCACAAATCCATGTTTTTCTGCCGCTTTGACCAGCGTCTGAATCTGCTCAAATGCACAAAATACAATCATGCAAGGGGAATTACTGCTTCTCCCTCTGCTGCACGGCTTCCTATCTTCTTTTTTCAGCATTTTAGAACAGAAGTGAAAGTATTCGTAAAGATTGAAATTAAAATCGGAATTAAAGGCTGCTTTCCCTGCAAGTTTACTTTCCCCATTTTTATTGTCTCCACCTTTGTACCACATCGGATTGCTGCCATAGAAGTTGTTCCCTACGTTGTACGGCACGTCTGCAATAATCAACTGTGCTGGCTGAATCCCGTATTTTTTATAGTTCTGCATCGAATCTCTGTATAATTCACACTTTAGTTTTTTTCTCATTTTTTCTCAGAAGCCCGGTATACCCTTGCCCCGGCCGGAGGCTGGCTCCTTTCTATTTTTCGTTTATTTTCTTCTTATTTCCTCGCAACTGCTTGCAAAGCTCTTCCCACTCAACCTCTTTGCTCCGCGTCCATCTTTTCGCTGCTCTTCTCTTCCGAATCCCAGTCTTATCCATGTACCGGATAAGAGTTTCTTTCGGGAATTCTATTTTCTGGATGTCATGCAAGACTTTATGGATATGCTCATCCAAGCATCCGAGTTTTACCATCTCTTCGATCTGGAACTTGTAGGGATCCAGAAAGTGTCCTGGTCTACTCATTTCCCTCTCACCCTGTTCTTTCTCTTCCGCTTTGTACTGCCGCGCGTAAACGCTGCCATGTTGCCCGGTTTAAATCCGGCAGACTGTTTCCTATAGACTCTAAAACCGTATCTTTTTCTGTTCATGTTTGCCTCCTAACTGAAACTTACTTCCGGTTCTTCTTCTGGATATATTTCTCCATCGTCTTCCGTCTTGTCGATAATGATTTTTGTTCCCGCTCTTTGCAATCTCATTAACAACATGTCAAATTCCCCAAGGTATCTCAACGACTTAATGTCTACACATCCCAAACTGTCAAGTGTATACTCTTTCTCAAAATCCCATTTCGATATCGGAATTTCCATATTCAACTTTTCATCGTGTTCGTTTTCGAAAATGATTACTGCCCTATGCAGGGAGCTCCAAGTAGATCTTTCACGCTCTTCTATTAGCATCTCGCAACTGACCGATTCGTAGTGTGGTCCATCGTCAAACTCCACTTCCAGACCAGTTGTACTGATCTTCTTTTCGCACATTGCAATCCATGCATCAAACAGATCAGTGACTTCCATTTCTTTTTCTTCCTGCTTGATTGATAATTCCTTAAAATTTTCCAGAATCTTTTTATTCTCGATACAAGCATCGGAATTTACGATTTCTGTAAGCACCGTATCCAACTTTGGAAGGTATTCCGAAAAATCATACTTCTCTATGTACGGCACCATAACTTCGTCTATTTTTTTCTTCAGTGCACTTTCTACTTTTCCCCATCTAAACGCTGATTCTATTGCCGATTCTATCGATTCCTTGAATTTATTTCTGAGGATTTCCTTTACTTCTTCCTCGGAAAGGCACTCCTGTGCCATTTTAAATAATTCTTCTTTCATTTTGCTCCTCCTTAATTTGAGTTCAATAACTGTTCTTCCAGAGAGTCCATGTCGTATCCTCTGCGCTCAAAGTTGTTTAAGTTTCTGCTTACTGGCGGTTTTGTTGGTGCTTTTTCTGTCTGCTCTTGGTTAAGATAATCATCAAAATTACCGCCAAACAGGGTTTTTGGTCTTAGATATATCCTCAT